GCACATGCAACCCTTTGGCGACAAGAGAAATCTGGACTTGGAAGTCCTCGTTCCTTTTGTACTTTAGAAAGGCATTACGGCATTGCCGTCACCTCAAATCAGAGGTGAGTTGATATGCCTTTCGCTACCACGTAACCTCCTTTCCGACGAACCGGTAGGTAAAGTTGAGGATCGGACACACCGCCTGGTGGATGTTTCAGCCAGTTGGCGTATCTTAGGAAATCATGCCTAGCATGCTTCTCCTTGTAATTAAATTTCACAAAGAGGAATATGTAGGTACAATGATCACCCTTGAGTACCCTCGATAACTCGAATGGGTACTCGCGAGTGAATCGTTCATGATCTCCACTCAGCTTCAAACCAGAATCATCCGGAAAGTCAGAAGGAACAAGCTTAAGCTTGAGCCTGTTCTCCTGGAATAACCGAAGAATCTCGGACCAAAGAGCCTTGTCATACACGTAGTTCCTAGGCCCGAAGTACTGTATGTACTTCTTTAAAAGCCTATTCGCTACGATATACAACCAAGGTTCAAGACTCGAGAGTCTCAGGTTATGAGGGGACCTTACATTGTAAGGTCGCACATCGTATCCTTGGTGATAATCACCACCACAGGATTCTCTGAACGGGTTCTCGCCAGAAAAGGATTTCTCCTCGTTGACGATAAAACCGATAGACTCACACAACTCAATAAAGTCGTGTGTATCTTCGGTACTGACTATACAGTCATCACCAAAGACCGAAACACGTTTAAGATCTTTCCATTCCGGAAAGAGCGTGTTAGATCCAAGGCGATTTAAGCGAACTGCATGGCCAGCCGTCCAAAAGACGAGCGTCTCAAGCGGAAAGGTTACCGCGTTCCCCATGGTCGAGATCATATGAAGTGGGACCAGACGGCCTAAAATGGTCGTAAAGTCACATCTCAAAGTCCAAACCATGTAGAACCACTCCGGTGGTAGTAAATACCGAAGTAGCTCGATCCCAACACAATCAGAGGCTGATGACCAATCAATCGTGCTTTCTGCACGCGTGATGGATGCCATCCTTGCTCTGTTTTTATGTTGTTCGGGGAGAAGCTCGACGTCGAGTCCGACAGCCTTCATACGACGGTATATCACTCGCATAAGGCCCTGCTGGAAAAACATATTCACAGTAGGCTCTACGCAAATGAAGCGCCGTTTCTTGCTGTCTTTCTCTACAGTGGTAGCGCGTGATCCCTCCACAATTGTATACCTTTGAGATATACGGTCCTTGTTAAATTCTTCAAGGGCCTCCGCAAACAGCGGATCATACTCTAGGTAATACTCAAATAGAGGCACAACTCTAGAGGTTGCTGACAATGGATAACGGTTTTTCGCTTCTAACGATGTGTTAGAAAACGGACAGCCTAGAGTACTCCCTGACGAGTGCTTGCACTCATCAAAGAACTCATCCATTGAGAATTCACCGAGTACAAAGTACATTAAGGCTTTCATTCTCATGAGATGCCTTTCATGGACTGGTGTATCGGATTGAACTCTGCTCGATTTCACACTAAACGGAGAAAAACCGTTCATGTGCGAATTGATGCGTTCGAATTTCTCGAATGCCTCAATTTCGAGTCTGGAGGCGTCAGTGTCTGAGAAAAGGTACTTCTTCTCAAACTCCTCAGCCTGGCGTTTTACAGCAAACTCTAACTGAGTTGTTGGTGGGTTATACACATGTTTCAACCCATCTAAATCACGTCTAAGTGCTGATGCGATTCTTGTCAAAATAGCATCAGGCTTAAAGAGCTTCTGCTGTTTACTCTTCTTCATGGGAGATCTCCCGTTGGAGTAAGAGAACCGGAGCCTTACTTCATTTGGTCAAACACGTCCGAGGACACTTCTCTTTTCGTAAGCTCATCAAGCATACGAGAATAAGTGTCATAGGATAGCAGACCAAAGGTCGTTAGGGCCGTGAGGGTGATGATTAGGATAAACCTAACCATAAATCACCATCACGTAAGCGACTGGGCATTCCAGAAGCTGGTGATATCGCTATCAACCAGCAACTGTGCACCCGCACTGCGCATCGTCAGCCTTTCGGCATCAGTCGTGTTGATGTCCGTAGAACATTCAATACGAATGGTATTCACAGTACGTGAACCATCCGCAAGAATCTTCGGGAACTTCAGCAAGACAATCGATCGCGCCTGGGTGTAGCCGCTCGGAGACGAGTTCGACACACGGGGCTCTTTTACGGTAAAGTCTATCGTCTTTTGAGAGACGAAGGCTGCACCATCATTGAGCATAACCTTATGGGTTTCACCGTTCTCTCCCTTTGAAAGGAGAGTTGTCGACGTTCCACCGGTTGCAGAGACAGTACCATCCAGAAGGATGGCGCCACCGTTAATTGCCATTAGATATGGCTCCTAGGTTGAAGGATATCAAAGACACTTTAGACGAAGCGTCGTAAGTGCCAAGAGATCCATGACGGAAGTTGCATCTTTTACTAACCCGGAGAAATCTATCCGTGGAATAGTATCAGACACAGTCGGGTCCCAAGGAACACGGGAGTATGTGAAAAACCGTTGGGTTACGGTTTCACATGAGACCGTGTTGGACCACCCAGGATACGTATCACTAATAAGCTTCGTAGCTTTTTGCTGCAAGGCCTTAGTGACAATTCCTGCGGCGAGGATCCTGATTGAGGGATCTGAGAGATTGGTTATGCCAGAGATACAATTACTGACATTAGCCACGCGATCTACCATGAAACTATATGGTATAAGCTGCCAACCAGTGGTTGGTATATCTCTCAGTCTCAATCCGTATCTATACTGCCAGCCCTTTAGAGGATTTTTTGTCTCATAGAGGATATAGCAGTGTAGATCGATCTCATCGATCCGAGACTCGCTGAAGGTTTGGTAACCTACAGTGGTGTTCTTTTTGGTTTCACCATTAAGAACTGTCTTAGACCGAGCACTTAAACGAGAGCCAGCGTCGAACTCTTTGTGATTTCTCACAAAAGAGGACTTCACGATGTCCTCAATGGACCTCTGAAGGGGCAGCATCGCAAAACGATGGGAAGCCCAGGCGCCGGACAAAGCTTTGGCTCTATTACCATAACGGTGATAGAGATTCTTAGCCTTTCGTTCAAATGATTTTGAGACCTCGGCAAGAGAAGCTGCAGGATTCTTGAGATATTTTAACGTCTCACGAATCTCACCAACATCCTCACCGAACGAGAAGGGCGTCTTTGCTATATTAGCAATACTTTGCTGTTTCAGATTCGCAATGGCCTGGTTGATAGTATCCTGGGAAACCGTAGCAGGTAACCCAAGATAATACGCAACCATATCCATACGAAGCCGAGTTACAGCGCCGGATTGTGTGAACCACCATCCGTTAGAGTTTAAAACACCTCTAAAGTAACCGTCTCCATCGGATTCGGTAGAAGCCCTACTATAAGAGCAGGCATTGTTTATGATCTCACCATTGTCAATTCGACGCTGGTAATGATCAGAAACAACGTCATCCATAGATTCAGTATCCGTGTAATAGTAGACTGAAGGATCCGGAGGCGTACCGTCTTTATAGGCGGTCGTCAGGGTCTTCGTAGTCGTACTGATCACACGTGATCGGGATCTGGGATATGACATATCTGCCTCATAGTGTTTGGATCCGAAGTAGCTCCCAGGGAGGGGAGCT